TGCAACAGCGGAACTGATGGCAGAAGCGGTCTGTGAGGTGGTAGAATACCCTATCAGGTTGCCGTTGGCGTCCCACTTTCCAGCTATCGCGTCAATACGGCTAGAGGTTTGTGTCTGCCAGGTGGCAAGGTTGGTCGCTCTGGTATCGTTTTGATCAGACTCGTCTTTCAGATCGTCAGTCAGTTTCTTCAAGGCTGCATCGGTTGCTGTCTTGTTGTTGGTGACTGTTGTGTCGATACCGTTTACCTTTACTATTAAGTCGGCATATCCCTTGATGGTACCATCGGCATTGAACTCTGCAGCCATCAGGCTAAGCAGGTGGTCGTTCTGGTATGCCCAAGTACCGTGATATTCTCCGGCAAGCCCCTGGCGTGCAGTAACCTCTGCGTCCAGATCGTCCGTGAGCTTCTTGAAAGCAAGGTCAGCAGCTGTCTTGTTGTCGCTGACAGTAGTACTTATACCGTCGACTGTCAGGTTAATGGCTGCCACAGCTGTTTGCAGGTCAGATGACAGTCTGGTTGCCTCCAGTGTGATCCTACGGCTAGTCTGTTCAAACAAGGTAGCATAGTCTACCCTTGCATTGGCGATAGCGTCAGCACGAAGGGCAATGAAGCGGATATAACACTCACCGGTATAGCTGACTACCAGCTTGCCGTTACCGCTGTACTGCCAAGGCATTTCTACGTAGTCACGGGCTTGCTGCAGCTGCCATGAGGTGCTGCTGTTTATCTCGCGTTCCCATCCAGAGGTGCTGCCGTCTTCTTTGATGAAGCGGACTGTCAGCGTACCGCTAGTGACAGGAAGCATGCGGACACCCATATAGAGCGTGTCAGCTACATCCTTCGTGGTTGTGTCGCTTCCAGTACCGGAATTCATCTCCTTATGCGAGCCGTTGACCTTGATCAGACTGAACGACTGCGACACGCCCATGCCTCTGAGATGCAGTACCGTAATATCGTCCAGCACCTCTGTGTTGGCTGTTGCCTTGCTTTTGGTGTTGAGCAACTGTCCGTTGACAAACAGCGGAGAACCCCCTACGCTCAGCACACCGTCCTGCGTTTCAGCCTCCGGGTTGCTGCCGTCAATGTTGCACTTACTCCAGCATTCAAGTTCGTTCTGGAAGAAACCGTTACTGATGAAGTTCTCTTCGTCGGAGATGTTGTAGGTAGTCTCTTTGTAGACGCTACGCAGACGTGTCTTGGTGGCCTCTATCCTGGCATTGAAGCTCTCGCCCGTCTGGGCATTGAAGAACTTGCCGACGGCATAGAGGTTGTTCATGTAGGCGCCAAAGCCTTCCAAGGAGCCGAATACGTCGGTAATGATACCCTCCAGATTACCAGTACGTCCTTTCAAGGCGTGCTTAGGATCTGTCTTCATGCCATAGAGGATATCCATGTATGGAGTGTTCTCACCTACCGACATCATGGTCATCAGACCCTTACGGTTCTTGTTCGTCTCGTTGTCCGCACGTACCAAGGTATCACCCTTGGAGATGGCAGATGCAGGAGTAAGACCTTCAACTGATGATGTGAAGTTATCGAAAGTCACCCAATCCAGGCGGTCAGCACCCTGCTGATCTCCGATACCGACACCGGTAATGCGAAGCTCGTATGACTTGGTGACGTACCAGTTGTTCTCAGATGTAGGTTCCCCGTTGTACTGTTGCACGATGATCAGGTCACCCACTCTGAACGGGTTGTAAAGTTTGCCGTTCTGGGTATTCAGCCAGATACGCTGTGTCACCGGGTCATAGTGGTCCACTTCCATCATATCTGAGAAGAAGCGGTTGCCGTTCTCACCCAGCAGCTGGGAGATGATCATCTCGAATACACGCAGTGTTCCTCGAACCGATACGTTGTCTATCTCCAGATGGTATTTCGTTTCTATCTCCCCTGCAGCATTGGTAACCTCCTGCTTCTGAATAGCCCATCCAAGGCCACCAAGGAAACCAGATATGAAGTCAGGGGATGACAGGTCACCGTTGAAAACCGATTCACCCTCCACTCTGAGCTTACCCATACGTGCCAGTTCGCGTATAAACAGTTCTTTCAGCTCTGAAAAGCCTTCAGCGTTCAGAATGCCACCCTTCTCTCCTGCGATATAGTCACCCAGTATGATGCTACCAAGCGTCTTCAGACCCTCCTTGAAGGTAGGGTTGTTCAGGAACTGGTCGATGGTCATTCCTGTACGGACTTTCAGACTCTCCAGCTCTCCGTTGCCATTCGCATCGATGTAGCCACCACTCTCTCCTTCCTGGTAATTTCCAAAGACGATGGTACCCAAAGTCAGAAGTCCTTTCAGGAACGTGGGAGAGGTGATGATGTTGTGCAGTTCTGCCTTATCTCGAACTGTTATATTCTGGAATTCAGCATTGCCTGACGCATCGATGGCTGCACCGCTTCGTCCTTCCTGGTAGTTGCCTACCAATATGGAAGCAAGAGACTGCAGCCCCTTCTCGAAGATGGGGCTGTTGATGAAGCGAGCTATCTTGGCGTTGCTGATATCTATATTGTCGAAATCGCTCTCACCTTCCAGTTCCTGAAGGAGATAAAGCAATTCCAGGAAAGCGGCACCTATACGTGTAGCAGTATTCGCACGCAGACCACGCTCATCGCGTATGGTCTTGAAGTGTTGCTCCGCTGCCTGAAATTTTGCTTTATCCATAATGAGTGATTTTGAGTATTGCAAAGTTACGCCAATACTATCGAAATAAAACTACAATATACGTACACTATCCATCAACTCGCTGACGGCTGTAGTCATCATGCCCTGGTATGTCCGGCCATAGTATGCAGCCTCGAACTCGTTCAGGTTCATACGGCTGCTATAGTATTTACGGAAGAACCAGTCACGCTCTTCATATTTACCAGATACCGGGTTGAACTTCATCGGGCGTCCGCCTGCCTCATGGTTGGCAGCGTTACCTGGAGAGTTCTTGGACCTACGCCATGCAGGGCCGATTCGTCTGGGACGATCCAGCCTGTTCTCCTGTCGGTAGTCTTCACCTCCTGGGAGTAGGAAGGGTATGGTGCCGTCAGCCCTTTTACTCTTCAGGAAGTTACGGCCAACACCCTCTGATACGTATTTACCATACATCAGAAAGGAGTGTTCAATGGTGGTAGGATGGCCGGGATGCAACAGTCCGACAACAGAAGAGTGCAGCGCTCCCGTATCGATGATACGCAGGCGCTCCATACGCTCACGCCAGTAGGCTGACATATTCTCAGTCCACTCTTTCTCGTACTTCTGCAGTTCCCTTTCGTCTACGTCTACAGCCATTCTTCAGGATTGTATCTCAAGTCAACAGACTCATCGTTATTTATCTTGAACATAACACCCGTTGCACCATTAAAGCTACGACGGCCATACTCCATCGAGTAGACTTGTTCCGTATGGAGGAAGGTCAGCGCGTCACCGTACGTCCTTACAGCCTTGTCGTATATCATACGGCTCAGGAACTGCTTGAAGATGAGACGGCATGTCTTTAGCTTATTGCTGTAGTCATGTTCATCTTGGTAGTCGTATCCCATCATGATCCATCCCGTATAGTCGTTACGGTCAAACCAGCCCGGACGTGAAAAGAATGTGTTGGCTGCAGTTGTATCGTCAATCAGAATGAAATTGGAATAGTCCCTGTATTCTGACATAACGATATCCACTGCATCGGGACCGGATGCAAAGCCGATGTAGAAGCCAAGCTCCTTGACCAGCTTGTTGCTCTCTGCTATCTCCTTGAAATAAGCCAGAGCGTTGAATGATTCACGGTTTATTGTTTCCATATTTCTTCTTGAATTCTTCTGCCTCTTGTGCCTTTGCATCCAGCTCCGTCAGACATTCCCAACAGTCGAGCAGTCTGATGGTCTCATTCTTCGTCACGTCCCCATCAGTAAGAGCCCTTATCTGGGCGTTTACCGCATCGAGAAAGTTGTACTCTTTCCCCATGGAGGCAACGGGCTTGAAGAAATGATCGAACTGTCTGGCAAAGATAGTCTTTATATGGTAGTACCAGAACAGCGTACCAAGTACCTCCGCGTCGTTTAGCTTCAGGTTCTCCGGCAGGTTTCCCTGGTTGTCCCGATATAGGATTCGTGCCATTGCTTCCACGCGCTCCGGAGACTTGGTGTATATCCATCCTTGATAGCAAGCCTCCAGATTCAGGTAGTCGATGAAGACAAGACCGTGCAGCAGCTTATCGACAGCGTGGTATCCACAGATATCCTCCAGCACGATATCCATATCTTCCGGTTTGTCGATAAACTGCATCTGCCCGGCCATATCATGAACCTGCCACGTCTGCAGGTCAAAGAGGTGCTTCTTACCATTCGCCAGCGTTACAGAGCATGACCAAAAGCCATCCGTATGTTTCTTCAGGACTTTTATTCCGCAGAACCGCATCACCATCATGGTACGTATCTCGATGGATTCGTACTTTCCTGAAGCCAGCAGCGTCAACACATAGCGCAGCTGCTGTTGTGACAGTTCGCCCCATGACTTGGGACAGTGGAACTGCAGCTTGTTATCCGACGAAATGGAAGGCCCCTGCATCTTGTTTATTCTCCCAGACTTTAGCGTGGTTGTTCTCGAAAGCCTTGCTGTTGGCGTAGGTGCTGAACGTGTCAAGGTCAGCCTCCAGCGTGTTCATCAACCGACGGTAATACTCCTCAGCCGTTTTCCTGTCTCCTCTGATGTTGCAGCCGATGATCCGACGTATCTGATGGATGATACCACGCATAACGGGGTTCGTCTGGTTGGTGCACATCAGGCCTATCAGTTCGTCCATAAAGGTATCTGATATATGTAGACGAAGGAAAGCGTCCGTTTCCAAGATCATAGGTGCAGCAGCCTCCCAGTCCTTTGCCAGTGGAGACTCCATTCCGGCAAAGATCGTCAGGAAGTCGAAACTGTAGAATAGTGAGTCTACCACAAACTGGTTCTGCTGGTACCAGCCTTCCGTCTTGAAGAGCTCGCTCAACAGATAGGAGTTCTGCTTCAGTATGCTGACACGCATTTCCCCGTCGAGCGCATCGACGCGCATCTTGGAGGCTGGCGCTGTGTCGTTGGTAGATACGACACCGAACCCTGTAGAGGTGATGACCAGATCCAGGGAACGCATCTTGTTGGCGAAAGCTTTCTGACAGGCAAGGCTCCTTACGATGTTGGCCAGACGGTCATTCGGTTTGGCGTTGACGGCTTCAATGCCGACATCACCCAGAACACGCTCTGCCAGCTGCTCAACCACCTCCTTGATAAAGGGCTCCATACGAGCGAACACATATCCCTTTGGCTCCTTGGCTGCAGGTACGGCAGCGTCGAAGTCTTCCTTTTTAATTTCCAGATTGATTGTTGCCATCTTCAGGTGTATTTAAAGTTGTTTCTTTCGCATCCATATTCTCATCAAGAGTAGTCAGCTGGATCATAGGAACGTCCAGTGTGAACTTGTCAGACCATCCGTTAAAGTAGTTGATGACGTGGAAGGGGACTGCCATCACATCGTGGAAGGCTTTCTCCAGTGCCTGCTTCAGCGTAAACAACTCGCGCTTGTCAGATCCGGAGTTGTTCATCTGGCTCTTGCCCGGTGTGGCACCAACCATATTGGGGTGCACGCCCATGGCGAAGCACAGTGCATTGGCAGCCTCCTGCATGTCTTCCGACCAGTCACCGCCTTCCTTCTTGTTGCCTTCTACCAGATTATAGACGCGAACCATACGTCTCTCCTTGCCATCAGGCGTGGTGTCGTAGGAAGTTACCCACGTCTTGCCTGCGTTCTCAGGTTTGGTGCAGAAGTCCGTAATATCCTGGCGCTCTTTCTTGATGCGCTCTATACGCTTGGCAGGATCTGTGATCCCTTCTTCACGGCAGATGTTGTCCCAGTATGTACGGTGAACCTCTACCTGAATGCGTGGAGCACTTGTGTTCTTGATCATGAAGCGCTTTCCAAGACCTATCAGACGGTAGATGTCGTACCAGTAGTCACGATAGATACTGGTCTGAGGTGGTACGGGATAGTAAGAATAGCCCGGTGTAGGCATAAGGCAAAGAACGGCAAACTTACATTCTTTACCAATCATAGGCTCAGGTCTTTTCTCCCCGGTATAGATGGATGGCTCATGGCCCATCCGGTACTGCAGATCACCCAGTGGGTCTATCTCGTCCAACAGGGGGATAGGCTCTATCAGTTCGTTGGTACGTCCTTTACCGCGGAAGTCACCTACCAGCACATACTCTATCTGTCCGTGCTTGTTTCTTATGGTAAAGCGACAGTCGCAGGCGTTACGTGTTCTGATCATGCGAATCTTCTTGTGGTCGTTGCTCAGATGGAACACCAGTACAGAAAAATAGTGGTACTTCATGTCGATGGCCATACGAAGCCAGAGGTTATGGATGGCGTTCTGCAGGCAGAACTTACGAATCTCAGGGTCCTCTGTCATCTGCTTGGTGTCACGGTCCAGGAAGCGAACACCCTGACCATAGCACGTCAGAATATTGAAGTTCTGACACTGAGACAAAATCATGTTCTGCTCTATCAGCTCCTGATGATCGTATGGCGTGGTGTTGTCAGGTCCCCACTTCACAACCTCATAGCTTTTCCCTTCGAGGATATACGTTTCCGTCTCCACATCGTCGTTACAGCTGATGATACTCTCAGTATCCTTATCGTAGTGGCTGGCAATCTCCGGATTCTGCGAGCAGTCCATAATGCCAAACACATCGTATTCTCCTTTGGTACCAAGCCGTACCATAGCGTTTTCTCTTTTCTTTGTCATAGATATATAGGATGTCCGTTTACGTTGAAGATGAAGATGTCTGGCAATGTCCGTATCTCCCTGCTGGCAGGATTGATGATCTTATGCCAGCCTTTGCGCCAGCTGCTGGAAGATACCATCCAGTTCTTGTATTCCAGGATGTTGCCCGTGGAGCCTTCCCAAGCAAGGATTGTTACCTTCTTGTTAGTTTCCTTGGCGATATCCAGTATCTGAAGGGCTTTGTTGATATGTATAGGCGCTTTCTGTTCCATACTAGTTGAAGGTATAGTCGAAGGTGTTGTCGAAGATGCGACCTTCCTTACGGAAAGCCATCACGTTATGGTTACGGTCAGCATACTCATATTCGAAGGTGAAGCGTGGAAGGTGGCCTGCCTCATTGCTGACCTCTACCTTCTCTGTATTGATGATGACAGGCATACCCGAGTTCTGGTCTATCTTGCCGTTGTCATCGAGCTGCATCACTTGGATATCCTTGGAACGGAACACTTCACGCCACCATCCGGCCATAGGGAAGCTCAGGATACCCGTATCAGCCTTGAAGGTGGACTTCTCTTCAATCGAGTAGTTCTGTTTGATACGTCCGATACGCGCCTGCTTGCGGTCATAGGATGACACCATCTGGTGCTCACCGACACAGTAAGCCAATTCCTGAACGCCAAAGGAATTGAAGAAAAGCAGGATGGGCGCAATATCCGGGTCATAGTCGTCTATCACTTCATATTCCTGCTGACGCTCTCCAGCCGTCACGATAAAGCGAACCAGTTGCTTGCCGTTGGTGGCGAAGTGCTCTGGCGATACGTCGATCATGCTGTAGTCATCGTTGAAGGTGGTGTGCTCAACAGCAAACGTCTTGTTGGAACCGTCGGAATAGTAAGCAATACATGCTGCAGCGTCAGTACCTACGTATGTCAGGAACTCCAGCCACCCCATCGATGTAGGGCGCTTGCCGTCCAGCAGTGTCAGGAACCTGGTATTGCAGAAGTCGGCAGCCGTGATATTCTGGATGATGGCCTTGCAGCTTACCACCTGCGTTGAGAGCGCCCCAATCGCTGATGTAGAGTCTGAGATACTGACAGTCAGTTGGAATACCAGCCATTGCTCCGCAAAAGCCTCTATCAGACGGTCCATCTCGACAACTTCTATCTGTCCGGAAGTGTCGGGATACAGCCTTTCCTTGAACACCTCCGTCTGTTGTCCGCTCTTGGTAGCGGTAATGATGACATCGGCATAGTCACCGCTGGTAGTGAATACCACATCGGGGACGGAGCAGGAGAACTCCTTGGTATCGAATGCGCTTTTGAGTATTATCATGCTGCAAAGATACTTTCGCGCGTACATAAATAAAACTACAAACAAAAAGGGCTGCATAGCATATCAGCTACACAGCCCGGCCTGGGAAGGCTATCGTGGTAGGTCGCGGTTAAGCGTCCGGAGGAACCTCCCTGTACATCTCCCACTTTACGGATCCGTCTATGTCCGTTATCATTAGATAGTCGCGGTTCAGCATATAGGAGAGGATGTCATCTTCTTCCATCTTCATCATCGGAGCCAGTTCGTCGATGATGTCCTGAGTAGTGCGGTAGCAAGGAACGGTAATACCTTCGCCACTTGTTTTCTTATCGGAAAAGTACTGCTGCAGTACTTCACTCTTCATCTGCTCTATCGTTCTCTTTTTCTCTTCCATCTTTCAGTTCCTTTTTAAGTTCAATGAGTTCGTTCTTATACATCTTCAGAGTGTAGGCAGTGTCATATAGCATGTTTGCCTTTTTCTGGTCACTTCCATGACTAGTCTGGTATGCAGTCTCCTGCAGCTGCCCTTCGGCTTCTTCCAGCAGGGAAATACGGCAGTCCAGCTCTTCTTCGTCGCACAGCGTATTCAGCAGTTCGACGGCCTTGGGATTGAGATTAATCGCTTTCATAGATCTGCTCCCTGGTTAATTCTCCATTCTCCAGTTTCGTCAGCTGACCTTTCCATTCAGCAGTGAGTACAGTCGAATCCTCATATATCAGACGTCTCTGCTTGACAAACTCCTGTCTGGCGTCGCGGATCTTGTCTGCATAGTCCTGGTTATTTAGTTTTTTCTTCTCCATAAACTCCTCAAACAGCTGACTGTTGCGCATTTGGCGCTCTTCCTCCAGAAGCTTCACGCTATCAGCCTCTTTTATTCTGGTCTCATACATCTTGCTGTCCAGCTCGTTTTTCTGAGCCATATAGTTTTTGTACGTCAACATAGCCTTACCCTCCTATTAGCATTGAGAACCATACCAAAGCGATTGAAAATCCCGTCACCAGAGAGGCACGGACTACCAAGAGGTTAGAGATCGATACACCAGCAAGCTCCGTAAAGGACTTGTTTTCCTGATTCAGCCAGTCATTGGCCACATCTGCTGTGCGCTGTGTCGTAGCGTTTACGTCTACCGGCCACTGCTCATCGGCAAAGCCATCGAATTGCAAAGTTAATTGTTTCATAATGCTGTTATGTTTAGCTATACAGGGATCCGCCCTGTGCGGTATGTCTTCAAAAGTGGGGCAGACGTATCTGGAGGTCGTAGGAAACACCCGTATAACGGACCTGCCCCTGGCGACAAGGAAAGCGGCAGCCCTCCCTGTCGCTAAACATAACAGACTTCAGTCACTGGGACGTATTTCTATTACTGGGTGGCCACCGCTATTGGTGTGATGAGACCTCTGGCAGGTCTCGGATGTATGGACATAAATAATGCCCGATGTTATTTCGGGCGTCATCTTCGCCCAATGACTCGCGTCATGTTATGTTTAGCGATGGCAAAGATAGGCATTATTTCTGAAACTAACAAGTATTTTTGTGAAAAACATACCTAATTTAGACAAATAACAAATAACCTACGGGTATTTTCCAATAAGCTTAGGTTATTTCCCAATAAGCTTAGGTTATTTCCCAATAAGCTTAGGTTATTCCTTGGTACTCAGTTCCAGCCCTTCGTCTATCTGACTGTCACTCGTTACCATCTTAACCAGCAGGTAGTGGATGACGTTCTGCTTAGACATCCCTTCTGCTACAACATAGGTAGAATGTACCGACCATCCGCGCTTAGCCATATAGTCAAGCACTTCCATCATGGTGTTGAACTTACGCTTTTTTCCGTCCTGGTAGATGTACTCGTAGTCATCCTTGTTAGGCTGTGTGCGTCCCATATCCAGACGCGCTTTCACTTTTCCGAATCCCCAGGCATTGTAGCCCATCAGGTCGCAATACACTGGATATTTCTCACCGGGTTGAGTCACACTCTGAGCTGATGCAGAGACAGTCATCAATGCTACCAGCATAGTAATAAAAAGTTTCTTCATAATGTTACCATATGTTTGATTAGTCGCTGCAAAGATACAAAAAACCTCCGACTTTCACAAGCAGGAGGACCGATATAAACCAATAATACCTTAAAATATAACTAAAAAAAATACTACTTATTACTAATACAGAGGTGATTCTACTAACCAAAAAACACATGTTATTTAACAATAACGATTTTCGCACATTCTAAGGTGCTATTGGGATTGTGGGATACGTGCTCCACCTCATAGCCCTTAGTACCCCACCGGAACCACAGGATCCGATGGGCGTAGATTCGGGAGATGTACATAGTGACAGAGTCACGCACTTTATAGTCGAGTTCCTTGGAGGGAACGGTATAGACGAAGTCGGCCCACTTGTCATGATACTCCAGTGTGGAGTCGGTTATAGCAGAGTCCAGTTTCACTTGCCCGGCAGTGGATGTCAACTGCTGATTCTCCATCTCGATCTGCGACAGTCGGAGCTGCAGGTCATGGATGAGCTGCTTGTCGGCAATCTGTCTCTTATAGTCCGTGCGATCTACAATGTTTGTCTTGTAGCGTACTACTGGTATGGAGTCGCGGATGGTGTCTCGCTTCAGAGGAACCTGAGCGTGTGCCAGGTCAACCCGTAGCCCACGATTTTCCATCTTCAAGTCATCTATCTGCATCTTCATATAACTGATGACAGACAGTCCGATGACTACCAATAATGCGAAGCAGATGTTGGCTATCGTATCCTTCATAGTCCCAAATATTTCTTGATGCCGTCGAAATGCATGTTAACGATAGACTGGCGTCCCTCCAGAGACATCAGCCATTCTTTCTCCTTCAGATTGTCCATAAAGAAGTTCTCAGTCAGCACTGCAGGACAGTTGCTACCCTTCAGGATGTAGAAGCCAGCCTCCTTGTCAGCGTCACCATCTGACCAGTCCTCACGGACCTCGTCCTGTCCGAAGTGTTCACGCGCTGCCTCATAAAGACATGTAGCCAGCTTGTCAGAATTGGTGGTGCCACGGGTGGTGTAAGCCTCCCATCCGTGTGCGTTCATCCACTGACGGCCATCACCAGCAGCGTTCAGATGAATGCTGATCAGAATGACGTTCTTAGCCCCAAACTCCTTGCAGATGGTGTTGATGCGCTTGACGCGCTCGGCTAGGGAGACGTCCCATACCTCTTCAACCAGCAGGTGGCTCTGGATGCCAGCCTCCTTCAGCTTCTTGTTTAAGTCACGGGCGATGTCCCGTGTGTACTTCCACTCTCTCAGGATCTTGTCTGGAGAGCATTTTCCGGCCGTGTTGTTGCCGTGTCCGTTGTCGAGTACTACGATCATTGTTTCTCCTCCTTATTCTTATTAATATATTCGCCTTTATCGTTGAAGTCCTTCAGTCTTTTCAGCAGCCAAGTGGGAACCACGGGCATGATAGCATTCATGTTCTCGATGATCGAGATAGTCTCACGGACCATCATGTAGACGCAAAGGTACTCCGATATCCACTGGGTAGGACCTACGACGTGTCCGTTGACAGTGTAGCTGTATAGCAGGTTGGAGAGGATGAGTAACATCATATAGATGAAGATCTTCTTGGCAAACTTATGCCAAAAGTCCTCGCTGCTCACATCCTTATGTACCCAATGTTTGACCAGGCTGACCAATGTGTCAACCAAAACAGCTACGCCTATCCACTTGGCGTATTCCCAATCCTGATATACATATTTCAGTACCTCAGTCATAATGGTTAAGGGCAATGCCCCGATGAGTGCTATCAATGTCTTCATAACTAACATTCCTTTTTGTTGCAAAGATAGGATAATAGTCAGAGAAGTAAAACAACAAGAAAAGCACGGCAATGTAATGTAATCTATCTTTACCGCTTTCCAAAGGACTTTTCTGGGTATTCAGGAAAGCCAAATTGAAAAAGGCCACTTTAGGAAAGTAAGTACCCCAAAAAGGACTTTTTAACAAAATACCAAAAATAATATTTGGTCCCAGAATTGATCTTTTCGGAAAAATAAAACAAATTTCCACTATAAACGGGTCCCAAACACGCTAAAACAGGCACTTTTTTAGCGTGTTTGGGCAAAAATGCCGCAGGCGCCTGCGAAGTCAGCCCCCACCGCCCTACGCCCCGCCCGACTTTCCGCTCCCTATCTGAGCGGAATATGTAACGATTAATTACTG